TTTAATAGCTGCAAATCCTTTAGTAATACCAGTGAATTTACCTACAGCTTTAAGCGCTGTAACTCCTTTACCTAAGAGAGCACCTAACTTACCAAAGAATCCTAACTTACCAAACTGACCTACTGAAGTTCTAAATGTTTTTAAACCAGCAAATCCAGCCTTAAAGGCTTTAGGTATATCTTTAAAGAAGTTTTTAAATGTTTTAGCAGCAGCACTAATAGAAGCTCTAATACCTTTTAATAGATTGGCTGTTTTAGGAAAAGCTTTGGCCAAAGAAGCACCAAGTTTAGTAAATCCAAGTTTAAGTACTTTGGTAAAACCGCCAAGAATTAATTTGACATTACCTAAAAGACCAGCTGCAATACCTACGCCTAATCCAATAAGTGCACCACCAATAGCTGCAATAAATCCACCAGCGGCCTGGCCTATTCCATCGAATGTAATATTTTCAGCTTTAGGAATAGTGTTATCGAATATACCTTCAAGGTAATCAAGCATTTTGCTAAAGATATTTCCAGATTCTCTATCGTTTTCTGCATCTTTACCCTTTTTAGCAAGGTCTGCATCTCTAACTTGATCTTGGATTTGTACACTTTTTTCAGAAGCAACGGTTAACGCTTCAGCTGCAGCAACCTGATCAGCATTCATGTTTAAACCTACCTGTAACAAAGCTTGTTGCTTAGTTGATTCGTCCTTAATGGATTTATCAGTAGTCTCTTGAGTCTTATCAACCTCTTCTAGTTTTTTAACAACTTCGGTTAATAATCCTGGAACTGTTTTACCGGTATCTTCTGCCATTTTTTATTCCTATTTTTTAGCGTAAGCCTGTGCACCAAAGAACGCTGCAACAATACCTGCAACAGCTACAAAATATGTTGGAGCCATACTTCCAAGAGTCTTTTGTGCTTCATCTAATCCTGCTAATGATGCCAATACAACTGCAAATGGGTATAGTAACATACCACCTAAAGAGAACCATGCCATCTTTCGTTGAGCATCTCTCATTGCATCTTGGTCTTCAAGCTCTTTACGCTTAAATTCTAAATACATTTCCTGTTCATTTGGTGTAACATATCCATCGCCATTTACATCAGCGGGATGATGGCCACTTTTCTTAATTTCTTCTTCCATTATCGGTTCCTTTTTTGTTGCTCTTTTTGCAACCTTTCGTTTTCTTCCTTAATATGTTCCTGTAGAAGAGCGACATATATCTCTCGTTCCCACGGTACCATATCGTCAAGTTCACTTAACCTATATCCGTGATGTTGCATCATCGCGAAGTTAGTTTTATAATGGTTTACTAAACTATCGTGAGAGAGGCTTATGTAAAAAAACTCTGCAGTCCTCTCAACTCGATTTCGTTCTTCTTATCGCACTTAATACAATTAAATTCTATCATATGTTTTAACACTGGTAGATTTTCAAAGAACGCTGTAAGTGCACCAAATTGCACATTGTTTAATCCATCTAAAAATTCTGTTAACGACTTATCCGTTTCATCCTTAGCTGGGTAAACTTTATCATCATCGTATATACCATCAATACAACTTTTAATTAATTTAAAAGCACCATCAACAGTTTCTAATTCGCCTTCTTTAAATTTCTCTAAATCAGCAGCCTTAGGGTAATTAAATTTAACACTAATTGTATCAGTTAATTCCACCATCCTATTAGTGTTAACCTCAGGTGGTTTTATATCACTTAAGTTAATTCTGTAAGGGTTTACTGTTTCACATTTACTGCATTTAGAGTTAAGTGATACTATTTCTCCTACAGATTTAGCTCTTAAATTTAAAAATAAACTTTCTATATCAAATATAGCTAGTTTTTCCATATCAATATCTTCAAGTACACATGCCCTAATTACATCTTTTACAGCTCTCATTACTTGTTGTGAATCGCTGGATTCTAATGCTATCATTAAAATCTTTTCTTCCTTAACCAAGTATGGTCTGTATTCTATAGTTTGTCCTGTGGATGGAACAATTGTTTCATACCTAGAACTATTCAGTTTTGGTAAAGCCATTATATATTTCTCCTAATATAAATTATAATCCAAGTGCAGCACCGGCTCCGGATATAGCACTTGTTAACCCATCCTCTACAACAAATTTGTCATATGAAAATGTCACGGTCAGTTTGTTTGGTGTATCAGCTGATTCATTTGAAAGAGCGATACCTCCAATTGTTGTTGGAAATGCATTTTCCAACTTCACTCCATAAATAGGAATGTTCTGTTTGTTCAGTTGCTGTATTACAACATCTGTAACAATATCTTTTTTATAAGCAACTCTGTATGTTTCTAGGTCGACGATTGATTGTCCCCATTTATCAAACATGTTCTTAATGTAATAATCGTTGGTAAGCAAGAATGTCATAGTGACCTCTTCTTGTATTACTGCGTATGGTATCTTAACGGTTTGCTTTTCTGCAATATGGTCAAGTGTAGTTATCTGTGAGCTTGGTAAATTAACTGATTCTGCAAGTAGTGATATATCCCTAGGATCGTTTATAACGTTTGAGAGTCCACCGCCAGAAACCAATCCTCCAATGAGAGTAGCAGGGTCACTGTTTAAAAGAGATCCTTGTGGGGGTGTAAACATAACATTAAACCTATTGGCCTGTGATAATCCACCCTTTTTGCTTATTGTAGCTTTTAATTGATCAATTGACATATGTTATCCTGCGTATTGTTTCCTTGAGTATCTCCATACTGATTCTTTCTTAACTTTCATGAACTGTTCAGTTGGTAAGAATACTGCGATTTCCCACTCTGGCATTGGCACTCTTGACATCCTAGATGCAACATGGCCCATAAGATAATGTTTATAACATGGTTGAAACTCTTTATATTTTGCAACACCGGTCAGTAGTTTATACCTCATTTTGGTTAAACGGCTACTGTCTGTCATATTCTTTGGTGCTAATTCCATCAACTCATCAAGGAATTGTGCTCTTACTCTTGGTGAAAGATAGTGTAGGTTTAAACCATGAAATCCACCTTTAGCTGGTTGTACCATAATAGTTAGAGGAAATCTATCGTAATATGGTAGGGTTGCTTTGGTCTTAGGATCATAGAAGTACATCATCATATCGCCAATCTGTGGCTTTGTTGTAGGGTCTAGAGCTTTATCTTTAAGGACCGTCCTTGGTGATACATCTCCTAATTCTTTTACCTTACGTTCAAACCATTGACTCGATTTTTTAGTCCTTGCTTGAACTCCTGCCCTGAATGCACCTGTTTGTAATGTGTTAAATAAACTAGCCATAATACTATTTATATCAATTCTTCAGTAGTTTTATGCCTAAATTCTTTAAAGTGTCCTCAGTCCATACCTGAAATTTCCATCCTTTCCTTTGTGCAAACTTATCAGCTGCAGTCCATTTGGATGTATTTTTGATATAGGTCGTGACCTCGTTGATATACTTCTTAGTTTTTCTCTGTTTCTTAGGTGCAACTGTGTGTTTCTTTGGCTTTATTTCAACCAATATACATTCACCATTGTCCATTTCAATAAAGAGATCTATAAAGTATCGATGTAGTTTTTGATCTGTCTTGCACTTATAGGGTATAACAACCTCTTCACTGTTCCATTTTACTATTCTAGGATTGCTTTCACACCATTTCATGGCCTGGCGTTCCCACATAGAGCGGTATGTTACCTTGGTTGAATCACCAACATACTTTGATTTGTTCTTTACTGTGTATTTACCCTTGTAAGCCATATAAATAGATATACCAAATAAGTTATTTACTACTATTTATACGGATAAAAACATGAAAATTTTAACGTTTCCAAAACATTTAAGAAAGCAGATCGATGATGGTACTGCAGCACATATGTCTTTCCAGGTGTTTCCTAAAGATAATCCTGAAGGAGGTGCAAAGGTGCATCTCTATATGCCAACTGGTATATCAGTACCAGATTCTGCAGGTTATACATCAGTAGATCTTGGTGCAATTGGTGCTGCAAAATCTGCAGGTACTGGAGAAGCTGAAATGACTGAGGCTGATGTTGCAATTGGTGGCCTAAATCTACTAAAGGGTAAAGGCGGAACTGCAGAAGCATTTTCAACAACTGCTGGTTTGGAAAAGGGTATTGTATCTAATCCATTTACTAATATTGCATTTCAATCTACAACTGTTCGTACATTTGCATTTACATTTAAATTAGTATCAGAATCTGCAGATGAAGCTGAAGAAGCACGACAGATTGAAAACTTTTTTAGAAAGAATCTATACCCTAAGAAGTTAGGAGTGTTTGCATTACAATATCCACCAACATTTAAGATTAGATTCTATACATCAGGTGCAGATGAATCTAAATTCTTACCATTTATTCAAGATTGTTATCTAGTAAATGCAACAACTTCATATAACGAAACTGCAAACATATTCCACGCAGATGGTGCACCGGTTGAAACATCCATTGCATTATCATTCCAGGAAACAAAGAACCTTACACGTGATGACCTATATGGTACAGGTGAAGGATACGATCAGGTACGAGGTAAATAATCATGTCATTCTTTAAACAATTTCCAACACAAAGCTATGATTTTAACCGTGATGGTATTATACAACAGGTAGTTGACATATATCGATCAGTCAGAATTGAAGGTTCAAGTGTTGATAACCCTTCGTTATACCTAAACTATAATATTAAAGATGGTGAAAGACCTGATATTGTATCTCAAAGGTTGTATAATACACCAGAATATTACTGGACATTCTTTGTAATTAACGATATGTTGCATGATGGCATGAGAGCATGGCCAATGAGCCGTACTGTAATGGAAGATTACCTTGCAGAAGAATATAGTGGTGTCGTTATTACAACAAACCCTGTTACAGTAACCAATACTGACCTTGGTATAACAACATTCAGAGACTCACTTGCAGGTAGATTTAGATTAAATGAAACAATCACAGGCCAGGCTTCTTTAAATCGCGCCACAACGCCATCAGGTACATTAGTTAAAAAGGATATTGACCTTAATCAATTAGTATTAAAGGACGTAACAGGTACATTTTTTGGCGATCCTGACCTTGTATCTAACAATTCTGAAACAATTTCTGGTAATCTTTCTAACGATAGTGTTGATACATATAAAGTATATCCCTACAGAGATGCACCACATCATTGGCATTTGATCACCGATCTAGAGAAAAGGCCAACAGACAATGGTGTATACGTCAGCGGTGGTGCATCTATAAACGATATTACATACCAATCCAATCA